ATCAACTCCACTATCTACAACTACAGATTCGAATAATTTATCAAGTACCACTCCTTTTTTAATAAGGTTCTGTGATGCTAGTATATCCTCTTCTTTAGCTGTCATATACTTTATTTCAATCGTACCCTTTGATAAAGGATTTGATTCGGGATAAAGTTTACCCTTAGATGGAAGGTCTATTACTTCCGTTGGAAAATCATACTTTGCCATAACTTATTTAATTGTTTTGTTCGTATATAAATATATAACTTTTAAAAAATGAGAAAAAAAAAGGTTCTCACTAAGAGAACCTTCTTCACTAAAATATATTTAATTTGATTATTAGAATTCTAAGATTGCGTAATCATAAGATAATGTTAACGTGATTTCTGCTGGGTCATTTGAACTCCAATCTAAATCATTAAACACTGCGTTATTGATAAATGCACCTTTAAGAGTCCATTGTTCAATCTTATCACCAACTGGTCCTAATAGGTAACATTGGATATCTTTCTTATAGAAGTCTGCATATCCATCTCTACCTGTAATAGATTCGTGTGATGTTCTCACCCACTCCATTACTGCTTGAGCTCCCGAAGGAACGATTGGGTCAAATAATGTAATTTCTACATCTTGCCATTCTCCCTTACCTTTAAGTTTTCTTTTAACATTAATGTGGTCTAGGGTAATAGTTTCAAATTGAATTGAAGGTCTATTTGCTGTTTTTATTAGATATGAAGGGATACCATCGATTTCCATGATGAATCTGTTCTTCATCTTTGGTTCGAAATTGGTATAAAACATATCGTTAAATTCTAATACTTCTGCCATGTTGTTTTTCTCCTATTATACTAATAAATATATAGTTTTTTTATTTTTAATTTAATTATGCCGTAAAACTAGCTCCAGTTGGTAAGATGTTGAAATCTAACACGATGAATTCAGCAGTTTTCGTTGGTTGTAAGAAAATCTGTCCAGCCAATATATTTCTGTCGATTACATCTGGTGTGTTGTTACTTTCGTCCATCACTACTCTGAATGCGAATAATCCTTGTCTTTGTTGTATTCCTTCTAAATACGGATTCACAGTATTTAAGAACTTACCTCTCGTTTGAGATGTGTTTTGTTCGAATACTAAGTATCTCGATGTTGAAGCAATATACTTCTTAACTTTAATCATCAATCTTCTAACATTGATTCTATCAAGTGCCGATGCTTTATCTTGAAGAGTCTTTTGTCCAAATGCTACGATACCTTCTCCAGGGAACTGAGCGATTGGATTAATTTTTCCTTCATATAATTCATCTCTTTCAGCGTGTGTTAATCTGTTTAATACAGATATAGCACCTACTATACCACCTCTATTTAAACCTGCTGGTGCGAACCATTCGGCTGCAACTGCATCGTTAGAAGCATATATTCCAGGCATCAATACTGATGGTGGAACTGAAATTAACTTGTTAGTTCTTGAATCAATAGTTTTAACCCATGGGTAGTATGTACCTACGTAGTTAGAATCAACTGCTGCTCCTTGTTCGATTGCTTGTGATATTGAATCACCAGCTCCTACAGAATCACCAATAAAGAATGCATCTTCTCTAGCTTCACACATATCAACTACTTTGTCAAATACATATGAGTGATGTCTTCTTACGATTCCAGGTGCAGATACTAAGTTGATATCAAAATCATCTGGGTTAGATACTGATGCAATTGCTTTCACATATGCAACTGAACCTACTGCAGTTGAAGTTGATAAGTTAAACCCTTGTGAGTTACCACTTGATATAGAAGTTCCTAAATCGATAGATATTGTTGGGTCTATTCCATCAAATCCACCTTGGAAACCTACTGAAAATTGTCTTTTGTTCATATCAGCTGTAAGTGAACCAGTCAATTCGTATCCGAATGCCTTAGTTCCTCCAACTACACTTACTGTTCCATCAAATGCAAATACTGTGTTTCCACCTTGTGTTGCTGATGTTGGTATTGGAGATAAATAATTGTTGTTATCTATCTTAACTTGTGCAGTTTCTAAATCGATACCACTAAATGATACATTTTTAGAAGATGTGTTAGCATCAGAACCAGTATTAAATAATACAGCTGGTACGATAGTTTCACCTAATCCATGTGCACCAATATTACCAACAAAAATTGGGTTTTAATACTTATCATGTCCAAATGGTCCAGCAACG